AGATATGGTAATGGAATAATAGATTATTCAGAAAACCATTTAATAGTAGAATTTAGAATGGGGAAATATGTAACATACGATTTAAAAGGTTACAGACATTATCCAGAAGATAAAGAACCAGCTTTAAAATTTAGATATTAATTACTATGGCGGCATTTAGAAAAATATCCGTAACATTTTGGGCGGATTCATTTGTAGGCGAATTGACTCCTGAGCAAAAGTATTTTTATCTATACTTGATGACTAACGATAAGACAACGCAATGCGGAATCTATGAAACATCAATAAGAAAGATTTGCTTTGATACAGGATACAACTCGGAGACGGTTAATAAGCTATTGGATTTTTTTGAAGAAAAAAATAAGATTAGATTCTCAAAAGAAACCAATGAAATTGCACTTCTTAACTGGGTTAAGTTTAATGACTCAAATTCCCCTAAAGTTTTAGCTTGTGTAGAAAAAGAGCTAAAGAACGTCAAGAATAGAGTATTGATACAGTATCTATACAGTATGGATACACATCCACAAGAAGAAGAAGAAAAAGAAGAAGAAGAAGAAAAAGAATACCAAGAAGAAAAAGTTTTAACTTTTAGGGATGAGTTGTTTAATAAATGGTTTGCTTATAAGAAAGAAAAAAAATCTAAATACACACCTACAGGAATTAAACAATTATATCGAACTTGGGAAAATAAATCAGACCAAGAGTTAGAAGAAGCTATAAACAATTCTATCGCAAATAACTATCAAGGAATATTTGAACCTAAAAAACAATTCAATGGAGCTACAACAAACGAACCGAAACTCGGAACTAGCCAAGCAAGAATGCAAGCCATTAAGAAGTGGTAACGCTGAAGCTAACGTTATATTACAAGCGAGAAGCACTCAAAGCTTACGTTTAAGACACGAAGAGGACATTAAGCAAGTCTTACGTTACGCAATGGTTTTAGTGGGGCTTAGAAGCAATAATATGCCAAGCGAAGAAGAGAAGTTTGTATTACTAAATTTCATTCGTTCAAACTTTGGAAACCAAACTCCTGAAGAAATTAAACTAGCTTTTGAATGGGCGGTAAGTGGTAAGCTAAATATCGATGCTAAATGCTACGAAAACTTCTCTTGTGAATACTTTGGTAGAATAATGAAAGCATATATCGATTACGCTAGACAAGAGACTATAACTGTAGCTCAAGTAGAAGAAGTTGTTAAGGAAATACCAAGCGATAAAGACTTGAAAATACAAGCGATTAACTCGGCTAATATGTACGCTCAAGAAATGATAAGATGCCAAGAGCGTAATATTAAAATGAATTGGATAGCCGGAGGTTTACACGTACTCTACGACTATATTGTTAAGTTTGGAATATACGAGCCTAGCTTAGAGGACAAACAAAGAATCTACGCTACAAATGTAAACAAGTACGCATCAAAAGACGAGCTTATAATGGCTTGCAAAGCTCAAAGTTACAAGGAGTTCATTGAAAATTTAGCAGACTTTAAAGCATATCTAACAGAACAAGGAGAAATTAAACCTATTGAATAATGAAAGCAAAATCAGAAGTTTTTAATATGGATTGCATTGAGGGTATGAAACAATACCCTGATAATTATTTTGAGCTGGCAATAGTAGACCCGCCTTACGGAATAGGAATTAGTAGTAATCCAGTAAGACAGCAACATAAAAAAAAGTCTTGGGATAATTCAATTCCTTTAAAGGAGTATTTTGATGAATTAAAAAGAGTCTCTGCAAATTATATAATATGGGGAGGTAATTATTTTATAGATTATTTAGGTAATTCTCAAGGTTTTATAATATGGGATAAAAAACAGCCAGAAGATTTTAGTTTAGCTATGTGCGAATTTGCCTATTCTTCTATACAAAGTCCAGCTAAAATTTTTAGATATTCTGTATTATCAGAACAAGACAAAATACACCCTACTCAAAAACCAGTTAAACTTTATAAATGGATTTTAAACAAATACGCAAAAGAAGGCGATAAAATTTTAGACACCCACCTAGGGAGCGGAAGCTCTAGGATAGCCGCTTACGATTTAGGTTTTGAGTTTACCGGTTTTGAATTAGACGAAGACTATTTTAAAGCAAGCGAGAAACGATTTAAACAACACACAGACCAGTTAACACTATTCTAATGAAACAAACAAGAAATAGAATAATCGACCATCAAACCGAATGTCTAGAATGCGGGCATTATTGGAAACCCGAACTAATACAAAGCATTATGTACGAGCAAGGTAAAGACTCGGTTAATATGCAATGCTTTTGCGGAACTAGAAACCGAATTATAGAAAACGTAAACGGATGGTTAGTATTTAGAAGGTACATAAAAAAGAAAGACCAAGTTAAACGAGCGAAATAATGGAAGAAGAATTTGTAACATACGAGCAGGCATTAGCCTTAAAGGAATTAGGATTTGATGAAGATTGTTTTGCATCATTTTTTACACCCAATTTGTATAGCATAAAATTTACTGCTACTACAAAAAGAAATTCAAATTTGTTAATGGGTAAAGATGGATGTACTGCACCACTTAAACAACAAATATTAAGATGGTTTAGGGAGAAGTATGATTTATTTGGTTGTATTGATTTACATATCAGTACACCAATCAATTGGTATGTTAGAATAGATATAATAAAAATTAACGATTTTATATATCATTCAGAGGATGACCATAAATACTTTAATACCTACGAAGAAGCAGAGAATGCTTGTATAGACAAACTTATAGAAATAGCTAAAGAATCAAAATCATGATAACCAAAGAAGAATTTGAGTCTTTTAAGGAATTGTGGGAAAAATATAATAAAAAAGATTACACAAATAAACTAAACGTTTACACTACTTTAGAAAATATTAACTTTTGGGAAGACATAAAAACGAAATTAGAATCTAATGATAATAATATTAGGACAAGTGCCGAGTAAGTCTAACGGTTATAAAATTGGTAACAATAGGCTTTACAAATCAAAGGAGCTAAAGGATTATGAGAGAAGTTTTTGGTGGCAGATAAGTGCTTACAATGTAATTACAATTAATAAGCCATTTAGTATAAAAATATTAGTTTATTTTCAATCAAATCGAAGTGACTTAGACAATTCAGCAAAAATTATCCTAGATTGTTTACAAAATTGCAAAGCAATTGAAAACGATAGGTTATGCCACGAGTTACACATGGTTAAGTTTATCGACAAAGAAAACCCTAGAATCGAATTTGAAATAACCATACTATGAATTTTAACAACGATTTTAAGTTTGATTTAGAGTTCGGGGTATTGGATGGCGAGACTTGGTTTCATGAGCTAGTTACTAACAAGAAAGTAGAGGTTAAAAGCGATAGAAGAACAAGCGAAACAGGTAACGTTTATATCGAGTACTGGTCTCGAGGTAAGCCTAGTGGAATATCAACAAGCCAAAGTGATTTTTACGTTTATAAAGTGGGAGAAGATAAAGCTATTTTAATATCTACTAGCCAATTAAAGCAAAGGATAAAGCAATTAGTAGAAGAAGGCAAGGCTAGAATGAATGTAAAAGGTGGAGACAATAATACGAGCTTAGGAATTTTATGTAAACTAACAGATTTAATAAATTAATATGGAAAAGAAAAAAACAGCTATTCAACTTTTAAGGGAAGACATAGATACAGAATTAAAATATGGAACTAAAATGGTAGTAAACTGGGATATGTATTTGGAAACAGAAAAAGAGCAAATAGTAGAAGCTCATCTTCAAGGATTATATTCTGCGATAAAAATGAAGGGAGAAAAACAATCAGAGGAATACTATAACGAAACTTATAAGTAATGCTAACGACAAACGAAACTAAAGCTATCGAGTGGATAGATGCTCAATTACTTAAACCTAACGCACAATTTATGCTTAAGCAAGGGATTTATATCAACGACCTACATTCGTGTCTTAAATCGCAAAAGGAACGTATTCTATTTGGGATAGACCCGCTAAGAAGATTAGCATTTTTACGAGTAAGAGAAATTAAGAATTATTTAAACGAACAATACAAATGAAAAAGACATTAAGCTTTACTAATTTCTTGTGGTATGCAAGAGTAATGAGATTTAAGATTTACAAAGTGTTAAAAAAACAAGGCTATTATAGCAACAAATAGATAAAAATACAGACAAATGAATCTAAGCCAAGAAGACAAAGACAAAGCGCTAACCTATTTTACAATGTGCCAAGCATTAATACATATTATCGAGGATGAATGGATAGGAAACCCAGCTAATAGACAAAGAGTAAAGTCTATAACGAATCAACAATTAACCGAGCTTAATAAGGTAATTGAAATACTTTTACCTAGAGGAGATTATAGCGAAGAAGGTATGAGAGCTACCGAGCAATTTGTAGATGCTGCGGAGGCAATGCTATACTTTTATAGAATTGGGATTCAAATGGCAAGACTTGACGATACCAAGAGAGAAACTTTGAATACGCAAATGAATATTTTGCTAAAATCTTATGAAATAAATGTTTAAAAATTTTGTTTAATCATTTTTTTTCATTAAACTTTGCAAAGTCAGGTGGCGGAATATATGTCTATTATTGGTTGCAAGCAATAAAAAAGCATTGGTATACGCAGTCGTAGAAGCGGTGAGATGAATGCTATATAGGCTCACAACGATTAGCAAATTACAGGTTCGAATCCTGTCCTGACTACGGGGATGGTTAGCACTACACAGCATTATAGAACTAGGAAGTGCAATTTTAAACAACAAAATATGAACTACGTAGAACCTCACGAAAAACTTAGTTTAGTTAATCATCCTCAACACTATCAAGGGAACGGAATCGAAGTAATAGATATTATTGAAGCTTTTGATTTAAACTTCTCACTAGGTAACGCAATCAAGTACATTTTAAGGGCGGATAAGAAAGGCAATAAGAAGCAAGACCTCGAAAAAGCCATCTGGTATCTCAACAACGAGCTAAAGAAATTCAATGGATAGACTAGTCTTACAAGCTATTTGGGTAGGAATCGCCGAGATAGCTTTTATTGTTTACATGAGCTATATGATAGTTCAAGA